GATGTCTCTTTTCATTGCGTCAAGTTCGATCCACTCTGCAATGTCAATGTTTTTTTGATTTGGTTTCATTTTTCAAACTTTGAATTTTTGCCTTCACTTGGTCAATTCTTTTTTTCGTAGCTTCGATTTTTTCTTGGCTTGGGTTTACGTCGGTCAACAGATAACGAAGATTTGTTTCGTTCCAAGTCAATTCAAATTCCGCATTTCTTAAATCGGTGTTGTGTTTCATTTGTAGAATTTATGATTTTCGATTGTTTGTTACTTCTTTTCCTTTTCGAGAATCTCCTTCAATTCCTTGGCGAAATCAAGGACAAAGTATTCATCCAATCCAAGATCGCCCTTACACCAATGATCCCCACCGAGGCGCTTTGCGTGCTTATTGAAAAGCTTATCCACTAGTTCTTGAAATTCGTCGTTGGTCATTATGATATAATCCTACACTAAATTGGCTAAAAGTAAATCAATTAGATTGTCCTAAGTTGTTGATTAGTAATGTCAATGTTTTTTTGTTTTGGTTTCATTAGCTTTCTTCCCATTTGCCAATCGTGCGGAGAAAAGCCTCGGCGCGTTGCGCGGAGGTTGCGAAATGACCGCCATTCCCATCGTCTAGGGCATCAGCGTAATCCCTGCGCTGTTGCGCGCTTCTAAGAACTAAATTCTCCGCCTTGTGCATAGCATTGAGGTCGTTGAGGTAGTTGGGGATGTCATGCTTGAACACTAAAAGCCCACTAGGATTCATAACCCAAGTTTCCCAAGCACGGGAAACCCAGCCTTCTTTCTTGGCTAGGCAGTCGGGGTGATCGTGCATCTTCCATCCACACGCTTCCGCAATGGCTATTCTTTGTTTTTCAGGTTTCATTATGATGTAATCCTACACTAAATTGGCTAAAAGTAAATCAATTAGATTGTCCTAAGTTGTTGATTAGTAATGTTACCATCCAACAATGCAGCTATCATATTGACCAAAATAGAAAACTCTACCAGTGCTGACAAGTGCTGCGGTTCTGGTCGACTTCTTCTTAAAGATGGCGCCGCTGGAAATAAAGTGCTCGCCGATTGTAACGGTACGGAATGTGAGGTTAAGTTTGGTCGTGTTATTCATTATGATGTAATCCTACACTAAATTGGCTAAAAGTAAATCAATTAGATTGTCCTAAGTTGTTGATTATCACTTGTTATCCAACTTGTTCATGGTCACCCATTTAGCACGGTTGATCATGTAACGGACCCGAAGTTCGTTTTCGGGGGAACCCATAAGATGTTGAACATCAGAGAGAAGGGACATCACAAGGTCCTGAGCCGAGACACGGTATTCCGTGGCTCTTTCGTACCAAACATCAATGTTCGTGACGCCGAACTGTTCCATGTCGGTAACAGTTGATTCATACTTTTTGAAGGTTGGGTTGTTTAACATGCTACCATCCTACAACAAACCTTCAAAAAGTAAATCACTTAGAATTACCTAAGTGATTGACCCTCAACATTAGCTAAAAATAGTGCTTATTTTGCAGTCTTTTTTCGCTTATTTTGAAGGGCTTTCTTCCGTTTATTGAGACGGTTGACCACTTCCTCTCCACCCATCCAAATATCCTTATTGTCCAAAATTGCTTGAATTTCATCGGGATTCAAGAAATTGGAATAGATTTCATTAAGGAGACTCTCCGACCACTTACGTTCGTGTTTAATCTGGTCGATCATCTCTCCGCCCTTACCGATTGTCCCACCGGAATAGTTGTGAAACATAAACATTGAGTGAGCCGAGATTTCAAATTCATCTGCCATAAGAAAAACAATTGTGGCTGCCGACATACAGGCGCCTTCAACGGAGACCATTACGGGAGCCTTACACTCACGAATGACACGCATGAATTGAATTGCCGACCAGAGGTCGCCGCCGCAGGAGTTGATGTAAATCTTGATGAAGTCGTTCGCGGGACAGTGCCGCATCTGGTTGAACCATTCGGTGTATTTCGAGGCTTCTTCGATTTCACCCACAAGATAATACTCATGTAAATGCGCAATGGCTTTATCAGTAAAAGAAGTGGTTTGCTTCTTTTCAACATTTAGCATATCAAGCAATGGATTACCAAGTTTAGGTTCATTCATCATAATGGTTTTATTTATACCCGTCCGAAGATTCTCATCCGAGTGTATTCTGCAATTGTTTCGCGGAGAGGTTTTACCCAGTTATCACGGTGTTCCTTAAATACCCGTGGTTCGTTCTCATCAATGGCCATAATGGTCACAATGTTGGTAATAGGAATCCCAGTGCGCTCCTCGAACATAATCGCGTAGGATGTTTCCTGCATGAAGTAACTGTGGATGTCTTCCTTCTCCTTCACTCTCTTGGATGTTTTAATGTCAATAATCGACAGCACACTATCAAACTCTGCAATAAGATCAACTCTTCCTGCAAGACCCAGATGATCGGAATACAGAGGGCACTCTTGAAGTACTATGTTATTGACTCTCTTCTCGAGGATGGGTTTAATCGTACCAAAGGTATGCCATAGATGCGGCATATATTTCTTTGGGTCCAATGTCTCATTATTCAGATAGCGTTCTGCCATTTTATGGACATCTTCACCGCGAACAGCAGCCCTACGAGAGATACGATTGGCTTCTTCTTCGCCGACACGGTTGCGCCATGCAAGAATGTCATTCTTACTCAGTATCCCAAGGACCGTAGTGACGGATGGGTACTTGGTACCTTTCGGCGTCATGTATGTACGCCCTGTTTCTAAGGTCTCACATACTAGGTCTTTATATCCTAGATCAATGGGTTTATGCGTAAAAATCATTTAGTATCTTCGTATTCTTCGTAGCTCTTGAAGACCTCTTCGGCATCAATGGGACCGCTCAAACGGAAGTCCTCTTCGTCCTCATTCGTATGAGTAGGACGAGCATTTTTCTTTTTGTTCTGGCGACGAAAATTACGATCGAATTTGTCCGATTCGTCAGATTTGCCTTTGTTGTACATATTGCTTATTTTTCTTTGCGAAGGAGTTCTTTTGTCATGATATAGTCTCGTACGATTCCGGATCGCACGATGTCCTGCCAGCCGAACTCGGACTGATGGAAGTATTTCATCTGAGAAATGATTTTCATAAAGTCGACAATACCGCTCTTGTCCTTGGATTTCTCAAGGTCGGATTGGTAATAGTCGCCGCACATAATGAATCGGCAGTCCTCGCCCAAGCGGGTAATGATCGAATCAAGTTCGTGAAATGTGAGGTTCTGCATTTCATCCACAATCACAATAGACTTGCGCAGAGTGATACCACGAACAAATGAGGTTGTGAGGAATTCCACGGTACCCTTGGCCACCAGTTTATTCCATGCCAACTTATCACTAAATAGTTCCGCAAGGATACTAATGTAGGGTGTGAGATATGTTGCTTCCTTTTCGGAACGGTCGCCCGGAAGGAAACCAATGTCACGTGTCGGAACAACCGAACGAACAATAATGATTTTCTCGTAGGGAGATTCACCCTTCATTACCTCCTCAAGTGCAAGGTACATTGCCATAAAGGTCTTACCCGTACCCGCTGCACCAGAAAGGCATAGATGATTCTTTTTCTTGTACGCAGCAAACACTTTCTTTTGAGTCAGAGTCAACGGTTCAACAACCCTTAGATTGTTGTAGGAAATCAAAGGAATTACCGTTGACGGTTGTTTGTTTTTCTGTTTGTTTTTCAGTTTGGCCATGAGATTATTTTGTTTTGATGGAATTCTTGCGACCCGAACCCTTCTTAATTCTCTGTTGTATTTCCTTCCAGCCATTTCCGGCACGGTTGTACATATCCTTAAAACCAGAATAGCTCACTTTCACTGCGGTGACTCCGCGGGACACGGCACCAATCTTATGGCAGGATGGGCATTCGGCGGTCGTGGGCTTATCGCGGTCATCAATAGGAGTCATTTGGGTGAACTCGTGTCCACATTCTTTACAGTGATAGTCGTAGTTTGGCATATTAGGTAACAATGAACCATTCTGGAACATTGCGGTTTGACCAGGTCATTTTAAACCGATCCTGCTTGGTCTGATAGAACTCACGGTATGAACGCACGGGATCATCGGGGTGCATACATTGAGGAAAGGATTTCATGGCAAGTTTAAACTGCGTCATGGGACCGCTGGGAATGGAAGTTGGTGGGTCAATAAGGTCTTCGAGTAACAGTTTTTCCGTATTGTGGACCTTGCCGTAACGATGAGTGTATTCGGTGCACAGAGCATCGAAGTGCTGGTGATGCCATTCGTAGTTGGCAATACTTTCCATGGTCCATATTGTGCACGGATGGTGCATATGAACGGCTTTGTAGAACTTGGCGTCTTTTTCTGCATTCGGAAGCAGCCATTCCTTACCCTTGCGCCAACGAGCGGGAAGAGAACCGGCAACATATTTCTTGGTCTCGCGCATTGTACCATCGAGCAAACGATGTGCAGTGCAGAGCATCTGCGCCGATTCGACAATCATTTTGACGACGTGCTTATCGCATTGCAGCTGAGCCGCAATGACAGGGTCACGGTCTAAAACAAAGATATTCATAATGTAGTGTATATCCTATACGGATACGGTCAAATGTAAACCATTAATTATGCCGCTTGCATAATCTCTTCTGATTGGAGAGATTCAATTACTTCCTTGATAAACTGTTGCTTCTTTTGCATACCGGTAATGGATAGGGTATTTCCTTCTTTTTGCAATCTCTGGATATAATAGTCTAGATCAGTATAATCTTGCTTGAGTCTTTCCAGTTGTGAAGCGATCATGTGTTTTTTGGTTTGTTTACTACCCGACATGATATAGAAGACGCAATTGCGCCTTTCAAGAAAGTGTTAGAGCTCAATGAGTTTTGGCCAAACTTCTTGGACCAAAGCCTTAGTGAGACCTTTGTATTTGCCCGCAAACTTCTTATCCTTTACGGCAAGCAGAATCTCTGCATCCTTTGGATGGATACCTTCAAGCACTTGAAGAAATATACGTTCACGCTTGACCGGCATTAATTTGTCTCCCTGACCCTTCTTTACAAAGTAGGTCATCATCTTGGTCTGGCGGAGAAGTGATGTCGGAGTGAGACCTTCCTTTGATACATTTGATTTGTATTCGGGGACTCCTGGAGGAAGATTAAATTCAATGAAATCATCATAGGCGGCACGGAGAATATCCCTGAGACCAAGTGAGTCATACTTTTTGAGGACATTAATTTTCTCCACTCTCGTTGGAGCAGCGGCAGCCTTTTCAAGGATTTCGTAGATTTCTAGTTTCATAGTGAATTAAATTCCTCTGCACATTCAATAAGTTGAGTGCATCGTTTTGATATAAGATAGTTTAGGACGTTTGAATTGGGTTTCACCGATTCAAAGGTATTTATAATAAGCGCCTTCTTGTCCCGAGGTACTTTGTTTAGGTCAATAAGAGCTTGGTTACGCTGGAAGTTACGGTAGGTCGCTTCGTCCATTACCTTATCAAGGTTATCATAAGAAGCAATCCATTGCTCGATTTTCTTGGTAGAAATAGGCTTCTGACGAATCTTATCGACAAACGTATTGTCGGGAGAAAGGACATTGGGAATACCATCGCCACTGTCTCCACGCATAATATGCTCGTAAAGATAATTAAAAGGCTTGTTTTCCTTCACAAAGGCTTTCGTCATAGGGGAGAATTGACGAACATTGGGGTACCGCTGGAGCTGAATAAAATCCTTGTCGGCAGAAATGATCATGACGGGCCCGCGCTCGAGGTACCAATGATTTTCGGTTAAGGTACCAATGATGTCATCGGCTTCGATATTCTGGATATGAACCACTTTGTAGGGAAGGTGTTCCTTGACCTCGTCACGAACCACACTCAGGATGCGGAAGAATTCATTCCAATCAAGCCCACTGGCGTCACGGCTGGTCTTACGGCTGGCTTTGTATTGCGGAAAGATTTCCTTGCGCCATGAACCACCGTCACACGCAAGAACCATTGTACCGTATTCCTTGCGGTATTTAAGGTTGTACATCCGCAAAGAGTTTAGGATCATGTGGCGTACCATATCCTCGGAGACGGTAACTTTTTGTGCAAAGATGTTGGAAATGGCAATGCCGGAATAGTCGATGAGTATCATTATGAATCAATCATACCATATTACGGCTCCTTGTAAACCATAAAATTCATCTATTTGATGGTTTACATTTAACCTGTAACCGTTATAATGAATCTCTATTCAACTGTATTAACCAATAAGGACTTACGGTACTTTGTGAGTTGAACACGAGTCACTCTTACACGAATCTGGTCATTGTAGTACTCGTCGGAGAGAATGGCATTTCTTTCCACCTGTTCCTTCATTTCTAAATAGGAACACTCGCTCTTGCTGGTGCATAGGTGCAGAATAATCCTACGGAAATTTATTTTGCCTATTTCATCTAAATCCTTTTGAAGTGCATTGCTGGAACCATAATAGGTCTTCCAGTCCGACTCAACAAGGATGCGCTTCTTTTTCTTCTTGACCGTTTTAAAGCCCTTAAAGAAAAAGAGTTTCTTTCCGACGTACTTACGACCATTCACGAGGTTCTCTATTAAATAGACGAACCCGTAAATTTTTTTTGGGTCTAATTCAATTGGTTCAAACGGAGAGTCATGATAAAGCCACATAATGGCTTATTTATCATTCCTCGTCGATGTCGCCTTCTTCGCTGCAATGATTGCCGCACATTGGGCAATACTCGGGATAGTTCTCTACCGAAGTATCCTCCTCACCTTCATCCACATCAGGATCGACAATCTCCTCTATGAATGAAATGGTGGAGGTGCAACCGCAGCAATAGCAATTAATTTGTACTTTAGGCATTAGGCTTCGCAGGACGCGCAGTTAAGTAGGTTACGACCAAGCTCCTGAGCCGGGTGCGTTCCACGTTGGTAATAGAGTGTCTTAATCTTGTTCTCCCAGGCGTAGATCATAAGCTGATTTACTTCCTTCGGAGAGGTCTTTGGATGGACCATAAGGTTCAAGGACTGACCTTGATCAATGTATTTCTGGCGAGCAGAGGCTTGGATAATAATTTCCTTTTGAGAAATCTCACCGAATGTCTTGAAGACTTCTTTTTCCTCATTCGTGAGGAACTTTAGATGAAGTACCGAACCACCATGGGTCAGGATTGACTTCCATGTATCCTCATCGTTTCTATCGTGCTTCTTGAGCACGTCCTTGAGATATGGATTCTTATAGGTAAAGGAACCCTTGGCCAATTTCTTTACGAAGTAATTAGAATTCAATGGCTCAATTGACGGAGAAACCTGACCCAGAATAAAGCTGGATGAAGTGGTCGGAGCCACGGCAAGCGTGGTCACATTACGGCGACCGGTACCCTTCAAGAGTTCCGGCTCACCAAACTTTGCACCAAGCTCCAGAGTGGCTTTATCGGCACGTTCACGAATGACGCGCCAGATGCCCGTATTGAGCAGTTTGGCTTCAATGGATTCAAAACCGATGGACTTGGACTGTAGCAATGAGTGCCAGCCAAGAACACCAAGACCCAATGCGCGTTGATTCTTTGCAAACTGGTGCGGAGCCTCCATAAACTTCATATCTGAAGTCTTATCCACGAACTCTTGGTTCACGGAATCAAGGAAGTAGATCATTGTCTCAACGGCATCGGTCTCCTTAATTTCTTCCCAATGTAGGAGATTCAGAGAGGAAAGGACGCAGACGAATGACTCATCCTCATTGGATGAAAGACAGATTTCGGAACAAAGATTGCTTGAATTAATCTTGCGCTTCTTTTCTTTGTAGATTGCAGGAGCACCCCTATTCACGGTATCCGTAAAGAAGATGTAGGGATAACCAGTCTCAAAGCGTTTCTTAATGACATTCGTCCATGTCTCACGTTTATCCTTATCACCGGCAATCATGGACTCCATCCACTTGTCTGTAATGGTAATACCAATTGACATATTCTGAATGGCATGACCGTCCGAACGAATCTGAAGGAATTCTGCCACATCTGGATGCTCGATTGGTAGATACGCAGCAAAGGAACCACGACGGGCGGAACCCTGTGAGATGACTTCGGCAATGGTATCAAACAGTTCCATGAAATGAACGGGACCCGAAGATTCACCGCCGACAGAGATGGGAGTACCGCGAGCACGAAGGTCTCCGAAGTAACCCGAGGTACCGCCTCCATGCTTCGACATAATACCAACTTCTGCGGCCTTATTCAGGATGACTTCCATCTTGTCACCAATATGGGAATTGAAGCAGGAGACTGGAAGACCGCGGTCATTACCATAGTTGGTCCATACCGGAGTGGAAAGTGAATAGAATCCACGTGCCATAT